CAGCACCGTTCCAAACAACAAGGGCTTTTTCACCAGCAATTACCGTTGCGCCATTGTTTGGGTTTGTTGTCCCAGAACCTTTGACAATAATTGACTGAGTGCTAGAAGTTTTGTTGACGACAACATAGGCTTTAGACTGAGCAGGAACTGTAATAGTTCGTGTGGCCGTACCACCCGCTGTCCACAAAATAACCGCGTTACGCGCTTGGTTATCCGCACCATTTGTTGTAGTCAGCGTTACATCTGCATCTGCTGAAAGCGTGACTGTACCGGCCACTGCATCATCAAGCAAATCAGTAATAGCGGTATTAACCGTAGTTCCCCATGTGCCAGACAGATCGCCTGTAGTTGGCAGTGCCAGACCAAGGAGAGGGGTAAAATTTGTTACTGCCATTTATGACTCCAATTTATCGTCCAAAGACCAAAGACATTCCAACAGCAAAACCTTGAGTTGCGCCAGAGGCTGGAGCTACCCAAGTAAAAGCCGAACCGTTCCATTGTAAATTCTGATTAGACGCGGTGGGCGCATCCGCAAAGGCAGTTGTACCAACAGATGATTGATACACCAACTTATTGGCCGCGCCGCCAGCTACGTTAGTTGCGGTGGTTGCCGTTGTTGCATTACCACTCAAAGCCGCTGTAATTGTCCCCGCAGCAAAGTCGCCTGCCCCATCACGAGCAACTACTTTGGAAGCAGTGTTTGCCGAAGTTGCGTCAACCGTGGCTGTAACAGCAGAAGAGCCGTTATAGCTTGTGCCTGTTAGGTATGTTCCCAATGTCAGGGCATTAGCCACTGACCCAGCAGAACCAGAGATGTTGCCCGTTACAGCAGAGCCGTTGATGGCAATGTTGGTATTGGTTACAGAAGTAACTTGACCTTGTGCATTGGTTACAAATACAGGAACCGCAGAGGCAGAGCCGTATGTGCCAGCAGTTCCAATGTTGGCAATGTTAAATGTGTAGGATGGGGATTCGCTCAATCCTGTACCAGCCGTGTAGGTAATAGGCGCAGAGAACTGCTGGAAAACAATTGCCGTTGTGCCAACGGTAATGGGAGGAGCGGTCTGCTGAACCCATGCAGTATTGGCATTAACAGTACCGCTAGTCACCAAGAAAAAGTCGCCCTCGTCAATCTGATCAACTCCGGTTCCGGCGGTATCAAAGTCTGTAGCGCGAGTCAGGATATATGGTGTTCCAGCGGAGCCAACCTGCGTAACCGTGTAAACACCGTTGTTTGCTTGCGTGACTTCGTTTTTGACCAATATTCGATTTCCAACAACAGTAAGCGTTGAGTCCACAGACAAAGCGCCGTTGGCATTTGCTGTAAGCGTCGCCCCTACCCCAGATGTTCCGTTGTTGTACGTATTGGCGGGCAATGCAGTAGTAGTCGCCAAATCCACTGCTTCGTGAAAGTGAATACCGGATGCAATAGCATCAGCGTACTGTTTGTTAACAATGTCTGTGTTGTTTGTTGGGGTCGTGGAAATTGTGCCGGACGTGATGTTTGCGGTTGTAAGATTGGCGGTGGTAGCGTTGATTGTGTTGAACTCATACTGAACCAAGACGTTGCCTGCGCTGTCTAGCCAAACTGCCCGTTCAGAAGGGTACGTTACAAATACATCCTTGGGATTAGCCGCAAAATTAACAAGAGACCCACTATTGCTTGAAGATAAAACTGTTGTACGAGATAACGTAGTGCCAGAAGAAGTGTACGTGCCAATACCCACTTCCCATGCGCCCGTAGCAGGATCAACAATTGCGTAATAAGTGCTGTTGCCATCACCTACCGCCGCAAAAGACTGAAACCCCGCAGCCGCGCCAGCAAGCGTAATCGTACCTGTACCAGCGGTGGTGGAGGTTTCTTTAACCCGATCTTTTAGTACGAGAGCCATTTTTATTCCTTAAGACGGTAGATTATTCCAACCGGGAGCTTGCGTGTTATCTATATTTTGCCAGTTTGGATTCTGATTGTCATCAATAGAACCCCACACAAGTGCGTTGCCAATACGCACATAAAGTTGAATACCCTCTGGTCTTGCATTAATAGTAGCAATAGCGCTTAAAGAATCCGCAGCATTTGCCAACTCAGACACAGTACCAACAAATGCAACTTGAGCCGTAAACGCGTCTGATCCAGCAGAAGATTCACTTACTGCAACTGCCAAAATACGTGCGCCGTTAGGGGCGTCAAGAGCCGTAGCTAATTCAGACAGGGCTACAAGATAATTTGCAGTGCGATTTACGCTGTCACTTGCAATGGCTGAATCGGTTACTGTTGCAAACTTAACAGCTATTCTTGTGTATTCATCCAACGCATTAGCTTGTTCTGCAATTGCAGCAAGGGCAGCAAGGGCCACCGACTGCGCAGATGTAGCTACAGATGATTCAGCTCTAATTGCTTGAAACGCCGTAATGGTAGATACCGTTTCAGTTCCTGTAGATGCCTCTTGTACCGATCCGCCACGAGCAGACTCAGCATTTAAAGTTGCTAACGCAATTGCGCTTTCAGCTACATTAAGGGCGAAAGTGCTCCCGCCAAGAGAGGCGAAGGGTGCTTGGGCAAAAGTGACATCTCCAAACACCGCACTACCTATTAGGCCGCGTCAAGAGAGAACGAATATGTCACGCTCAATGAGTCACCACTATCTACAACTTTGTCACCACCGGTAAAGTCACCAGCAGAGAACAAGATGCCTGATGTACCAGAAGACACGCTGGCCAAGAACGCGCCAGCAATAGTCTGGGCATTAGAAGTCATTGTGAACACGCTAGGTGAAGCAGAGTTATTGAGAACAGAAGGGTCAGCGGTAGTAGCCGTACCAAATGTTACTGCGGCGCGAATACCAGCGCCACCACTTGTGGTGTAAGCCGTGTTCTCAGTCCAACCAGCGTGTGATGCCAACGTATCGCCAGCGGCAAACGTAGTGCCAGAACCGGGGCCGGTTACAAGACCCAAGAACCAAGCAGCAGTGTAGCCAGACCCTTTGAAGTACTTGCTGTTCATGTCTTGCAAACCTTGGTTTACAACCAAGTTGTGGAACGAATCAGACCATTTAACTTGGCCGTCGGCTCCGTGGCAGGTCACGGTATAAACACCGCCAGCGCCCACGCTTTCAGCGCTACCGGGACGAGACACTAAGGATGCGAATACGACATCTTGTGCTTTTGAAATTTCTGTAGTCATGTTTAATCCTTACGAGATACGCACGATGGCGCTGTTTGCATCGGGGGTTGGGAAAATAATTTGGAACGTGTCATTGTTAACTGTCTTGTCCGAACCAAAGTCTAGAACAGCTACCGACTTGTTGCCTTGTGTAGAGTTGTAGACTAAAGCTCCACGGCAAGTAAATGTAGCGTTTGTCCAAGTTGAATTAGTGAATGAAACAAATGCTGTGGGAACACCCAAAGTGTTGTTGCCAGATGTAGGAGATACACTAATTACTAGCGTGTTACCGCCTGTTGTATACCCATTACCATTTGGCACTTCATCTACGCTTGTATATACAGTAGTTGTTGGGCCAATATTGGCTGCGGCTGTATACAGCGCAACTTTAAATGTATTGGGCGACGTTGGGCCAAAGTTATGAACTGCTTGAAGCAGCTCAACTTTAAAACTTGTGGTTGCTGTTTGAGCAATAGTCATTTTATGTTACCGCCTGCCTAAATTGGCCAGAACGATATGCGTCCTGACGTTCCATACCATCACCCAAACGTTTCGCAAGTGCCATAGCTTCCATGTATTTGGTGTTGTATAGCCCAACCATGTCGGCCTCACCCTTCATGAATGTATATGCTTCTACCAATGAGCCATACAGGAGCACTGAGTCAAAGTTATCGCCAAGCCATGTTTGACCATCTGCGGCTACTGTGATGGACTCTGGATAGTAGTAATAGTGAAGCTCAACAGTGTATGTTGCATCGGGGGTAGGGCCAAGAATAAACGCTAGCTCGTCTGGGGCATTTGTTTGAGAGCCAAACAACGCATAGTACCTTGGTAGGCCTGTGCTTGTAGGCGTTGGATATGCCTGACGAATATAGTTTACGTCTTTGTTTAAAAGATACTCATACGCGCCTGTGCCGTCTACTACAGCTATGGAGTACACCGCTAGAAAATCATTAGGGCATCCTAAGTATTTATTGCCGTTAGTTGTAGACCCCGTCACGTTCTTACGAATGGATGGGAACTGAACGTTGTTATAAATACGTTGCTCAGCTTGTTGAATGAATCGATTAATTTGTTCAGCTGTAGTTTCTACAGTGCTGTCAGACAGCGTTATATCCGGAAAATTATTTTCCGTATACGCTTGAATAGAAGCAACAAGCTGGGCGTAGTTCATGCCATCGGGCCTCGAGCCATCACGCCTTTAGTAGCGCAACCATTACCACGGGTTTTGATACCAGTTGTCTTGACGTCAGGGTTATAGCCATCACGATTGATGTTACCAACAGACATTTTTACTTCGTCTGCGCGGGTAGGTTTAGAGCCGCTATAGCCATTGCCAAGCTCAACTTTTTCACCAGTCATGGTGTGTGGCTTAGCATAGACTTCGGCGTTGCCGACTTCTTTACCGCCTTGTTTCTGACTAAATTTAGCCATATCAACCGCCTTTTTTGTAAGTAAAAGATGATTTCTTTTGGTTAGCTACTTTAGCCAGACCACGACCCAGAGTCTTCATCTGAGCATTAGTTTTGCCGCCTTTAGCAAACTTAGTCATAGGCTTGCCGGGATGTAGCCTTTTCTCATGCGCATGCACAGCTCCAGCTGCCGTATTCTTGTCTTGTTTCAAATCTGCTTTGTCCATTTTAAGCTCCTATCTGTATGGTTACTGTACCAATTTGTACGCCTAACAACAAGTAGTTTGGTGTTAATGCTGTATCAAAACCTTGTGCCCCGCCAACAGGGTTCCAACCCCACTGTATGTCCCTGCTACCCTGAGTTGTAAAACCAAACCCATTAGGAGCCGTGCTATTTGTCAATAAAATCTGCAGTCCATTTGTTCCTGCTTGTGTATAGCTTACATCAGGACGTGGCTCTCGTACAGCTTGTGGATCGTCTACTGGATACATACCCAACTGTAACTGAGGTTGATCTGGATCCCAGCACTCAGGACACACTTTTAAATTAAACAAGCGTGTCTTAATAATTTCTTTTTTCAGGTCTTTAAGCATAAACCGCTCATCACAGCGGTCACACTGGGCAATTGCATATTTACCAGAAGCATATCTACTGGGCATACATCACCTGTAGAACGACTGTCTTGGGACATAACGGTCAGGAGCCTTCTCGCGGTCTTCCTGTGACGCTAGTGTCCATTGTTCTTCGTAGGCGGCTTTAAGCATCACAATACGCTCCATAGGCACGTCGGGGCGCTTAGAACCAACATAATAGGCTAGACCAGCCACTACGCATGGAATCAGCCGGAATGGGATATCTTGGACATTGACACCGTTACCAGCGTCTTGCATGCGCCGCATACGCCAGTAAACAAACACATACTGATCGCCGGGGGCGTTAGGAGTAGGCCACACGTTTACAGACGTGAGGTTATTGACTGTTACGGTTGCGCCAATTGCATGACCAGCGGCAGTTGTATTAGTGCTGCCGTTAAACTGACCACGATAACAATTAAGTAATTGATTGCCGCTGACGTTAGCGTAGTAGATTGTTTCTGAATCAATTGTGATAAATCCTGTAGCTGGTAGGCTTACTGTTGAACTGAGGGTAATAGTTGTATCTGTTGACAATACCGTTGCCGCCACTGTTGCAGTGGATAAATAACTCTCATTAGACTGCCGGTTAATCCACACTTGGATAGGACGGCCTTGAGCTAGTTTGTTCGGCAGCGTTGAGTACGTTGACTCAGAGATACGGCTGATGTTGATATCAATCTGATTAGGCGTACTAGCCTGTGTACGAATAACCTGATCCAAAAGATCAATCGTAGTACTAGGCAAAGCATAGACGCCTTGCCCTGTATTCATTACAAATTGGCCTTGCTCAATAGTCCATAAATTGATGCCACGGTTAGCCCATTCAATCGTAAGCATGTTGAACGACCGGCGTGCGGTACGAAACTCATAGCCAGTACGAACCTCAATACCCGCCCGCTCATACGCTTCCTCAACAATATCGTTGAAGTCTAGGTTAAAGGTGGAGAGTCCTGAGGTAGAAGCCATTATCTAAAGCCTGCTGTTTTCTTTGCAATTGTTTTAGGTTGGGCTACGAATTGTTT